CTCCTGGAATTGTACCCTGATTTTGAGAATAAGATCCTGTAGTTCTAGGGTTAAAACCCCCTCCAAATACAGTTTCCCAATTAAAACCCTCTTTTTTTTCTCTCCAACTACACCCATTAGTAGTAACAGGTGAATTTCCAAATCTACCTGTTCCCATATCCCAACTTTGAGAAATAGGATAAACCTTTAAGTATGAAGTTGAATTTAAATTTGTTACAACTGCTGCGTAATTTCTTAAATTTGTTTGAAAATTTCTATTTTCAAAATTATTACTAGCTAATGTTAAAGAAGCTGTTGTTAGTTTATTATTAGTTCTAACTAAATTAGATAATTTAAATTGATCACCAATTCTATAATTTTTACCTCTATTATTAATTATAACCGAGGTTATAGTATTTCCTGATACTGTTATATCTACTACTCCTCCTACTCCATTACTTTGTGATATTGTTAAAGGAAGAGAATATGTACTATTTTTTAAATCTGTTGGATTTTGTGTTAAGTCTCCAATTATATCAAATGAGGTTCTTAAATAACTTATTCCAGATCCTGACACATATGTATCATATGCCCCATTAATTTCATTTTGGGAAAATTTTATTAAATATCTACTAGTTTGGGCAGCATCATCTAATATATAAGTAGATGCTTCTAGTATTTCATCTAACCCAGTATTCATTGTAATATTTTGAGTATATAACGTAGCGTCTTTTTCAGGAAATAGTTTATAAATTGCCATTTATTTATATATTAAATTGTTTTATATCATTAAGTTTAGGTCCAATATCACTAGGAATTATACTTTGATCAATAGATGTAGGTACACCACCAGTGCCTGGTTGTTGATTTAATCCACCTCCTATAACTTCTTCAATTTCATTACTAGGGTCTGCAAGGACATCTAAATATGTCCTATTAGGGGTATATTGTTGTAATGTCATTGTTTCTAAAGTTCCTCCATCTTCAGTATCAATATTTGTATCTATAAATTTTGCTTTTGTAGGATATCTTAATACTTTATAATTTCCTCCATCTAAAAATGAAGATTTTTCTCCATTTGCTGCTGATGTTCTATTTGGACCTCCACTTCCTCCTTGTCTAATTCCTGCTTCTGGGTTTTCTACATCTAATGCTGTTACTTTAAGTGATTGGTTTAAAGGATTATTCATAGTAGCTCTAACCTCTCCTTCTTTTGTTGTATAATAAGGATTTTTAGCATTATAAATTTGTTCAAATCCAGATGCAGGATCATTTGTTGAGCCTCCATCTATAGATGTCCCATCTAAAGGTTGATTTTCTCTAACTTCTTCATATTCTGCTTCTATAGGTGATTTTACTGGGGGTATAGGACCAGGATTATTACTAAGATATTTTCCTGGTTCTCCAGGACCTGCAATACCTTCGTCATTTCTAGTAGTAAATAATTTTCTATATCTTTCTAATAAATCCATATTTTTTTATTTATAAAGGTACTACTCTTCCTACAATATCAACTTGTGGATATTTTAATTCAAAAATCATAGGATCAACTGATGGATAAATAACTCCTTGGTTTGTTGCTGCTATTGTATCATATGAATAATCACTATATCCTTTACTAGCACCTGATATATTTTTTATTTCTACTTTAGTAACGGTTTGAACACCTTCAACCTTATCTAAAAGTATACTTATATCTTTTAATAATATAGGTTGGTTTATATTCCAATTATCAATACTAAAATAATTTGTTAACGATTCTATACAACGTAAAATTACATCATTATTATTAAAATTAGGTAATACAATTATATCAAAATTACATGTTATGTTAATAATATATGCATCTTTAATCTTTATAGAATCATTTATCATTCTATATTCAGATAAATAAGTTTTTAAATTTTGTTTTAATGTTGAAGAAGCTGTTCTTAATTGTTTTTGAGAATTATAAGATAATACATACATATCTAAAATAGTAGGCAATTCACCTAATTGATATTCTGCTACTTTAGTTGGTTGGATATAAGCTTTAGCTATAGTACCTATATTAGCAGGCATACTTAAGGCTCTAATTAAATAATCCTGTTGAGTAACAGTTCTTAATTGGTTTTGAAAATTACCTAAAGCATTTTGTCTTATTTCTTCTATAGTATCAGCTCCTTGACCTCCATCTGCTGCTAAAATATTATTTACAGCTACAGAATCAAAAATAGTATTTGCTAATGTATTATTTGTTATATTAGGATTAGTAAAAAGTATTCCTGTTGAATTAAAATTAGTTAAAGTCCCTGACGCTACATTAGATGCTAATCCTCCTCCTGTTAAATATCTTATTGTTAATGTTGTATCAGCAGGTGCTATACCATAAGTATCAGTAAACATAAAATTTAAAGGAGAATAAGCTGTAGTTAATTTATCTTTTGAAAATGCTAGTCCTGTTCCTACATTATCAGGATTAGGTATTAAATTTTCATCGTTATCACTTACAGTTCCAGCTCCAAAACCTATTTGTAAAGTAGTATTATTTAAGAATCTTGATGTAAATCTTCTTTGAACTTGTTTTAAATTTAGTAAATTAGGAGCATCATCTTGTACAGCATTTGGATCTGTATAACTTGCATTTATTTTTGTAGTAAATACTGTATCTTGTGCTAAATTTAATACTTCATACCATTGATTTCCATTACTATCAAATACATCTAGTATATTTATAATATTAGAGGCATTTATATCAACTGTTGCATATTTTGATGGTGTTGTAAAAGTTGCTGTTGTTGTATTTATAGTTCCTGATATTGCTTTTCTTGTCTTTTTTAATAAAAATCTATCAGGATCTGTACCACTTAAAGAATAAATAGAAATATCAGTGGGATCCTGTGATGATGAAATTGAAAAATCACAAACATCTTCTGTTATGAATTTAATAGATGAATTTTCATTAGAAGTTATTTGAAAATTAGATGGAATTTTTAAAGCATAGTCAAAATCAGGTACATATGTTCCTCCTACATTTTTTGATGGAAGTTGTTGGTATAATGCAACGTCTACTGTTGCCGCTGTAGTTACTTTAGGTTTATAACCTAACATATAAGCTAAATCAAATAGATTTTTTTCCTGCCTTGCATATTGTATAAAAGTTTCTTGAATTTGGTTATCTAAATAAAAAGATAAAACATCCCCAACATATGAAGCCATTTCAATAAATAACATTCCTGTTGAATCTGAAGTAAAATCATTATAAGTGTTAGGAAAATAAGTTTTAGAATAATTTATAAGAGCATTTCTAAATGTATTAAAATCTCTATTTGTATATGTTATATTTCTATTTAAATTTGCCATTATGATAATGCTATATTAATTTGATCTTCAGTTCCTATATTACGAACTACGTAATCTAAAATAAAATTTACAGTATTTTGATCTGGTTGATTATTAAAATTTATTTTTTTTACTTCTATTAGAGGAAATTGTGAATTGATATTATCCCTTATTCTTGCTTCTAAAGCTGAAGTTGTACCATCATTAATACCTTCCCAAAGTAAAGCTCTTAAATCTGCTCCAAAATTTGGTCTAAATACTCTTTCTCCTTTATTAGTTAATAAATAATTAATTAAATTAGTTTTAACTACTTCTTTAGTAGTATATGTAGGATTAAATACTGCTCTTCCTGATAGAGGAAAACTAAACCCTAGGGCAGCACTACCACTATTAATAGTTGGAAAAGCATTATTTATTATTCTAGCCATTATTTACTATTCATTAAATTCATTATTTGATCCATACCTACATTTCCTTCAGGTAATGTTCCATTAGCTACATCCATTCCTGGATTTGGTCTAAAAGTTTGAACATTATTAGTATTAAAAGAAGCAGCTGTTTCACCTAAAATATTTTTATATGCATCCCTTTTATCCTGAGCTGACATTACAGGTGTAGTTGGAGATGGTGTTGGTATTGATGGTTTAAAAGACTCCATAACAGGAGCTTGGGTTACTACTTTTGGTGTTTTTACCGCTTCTAAAAGTATATCTTTTAATTCCTCTTGTATTACTTCTCTAACAGTTTCTTTTAATACTTTTTTTAATTCTGTTAATTTCATTTTTAGTTTTATTATAAATATTAGTAATTTATGTTTTTATGTCAATTATGATCCAGTAGGTACGGGTAAACCATTTCTGCCAAATTCAAAATACCATTTATCAGCTGTTGTTAAACCTGCATTTGGATTATTTTGATTATATGAACTTGAATTTGGATTTCCTCCTCCAGGTGCCCAGAATGGTAATTCAGAAGCTGCTTGAGCATTTGCATTGTACCAATTTATTCCTAATACATTTTTAAGTTTTTTAAGAATTTTATTTTTGGAATATGCATTTATTTGATCATATGTTAACCCATCATTAGTTTCATCGTAATTAGGGGGAATTGTATTATTAAAATAATAATCCGTAGCTATATTTATTTCTGATTGGTATATATTGTTTATTTCATCGGAAGTAATTAATTCATTAGCATTTCCACTTATTGGAATTTCATTAATAATTGGTTGATTATAACCTTGATTTTTACTTAAAAAATAATCTTTTAAAGGATCATTAAAATTAATTCCTGCACCTGCTAAAAATCTTAAATTTGCTGCTTCAAAAATAGCTTGGAAAAATGGTTTTCGTTTAGCCATTTCTGGTCTTAAACTTATAAAATCGTTTCCAATAGTAGCATCATTAAATAAATTTTCTGCTGTTAAAGCTAATCTTTCTGAATATGGATATAATCTTCCATCGCTAGCAGATCCAAATGCCCCATCACTATTCCATCTTTTTGATGTAGGGTTATAACTACCACCTATATTATTTGCCTTATTAAGTATATTTCTAGCAGTAGTTCTTATTAAACTAATTTGACCTGCTATTACTTGATCCGTACCCTCAAAATCTGCTAAGAATAATCTTTTAATAGTTGAATCTAATACTCTGTCACCTTGTTGCCACTCATACCCTTCATTAGCAACTGCTTGTTCTAAAATAGTTCTTGAATTATCAAATGCTTCTTGAACCAATGTTGGATAGTATGATTTATTTGGTCCCTTATTTTGGGACAATTCCCAAGCTAATTCATATAATTCTTCAGCTTCTTCTCTATTAGCACCAAAAAGACTCATTAGTATAATAATTTGGTTTTCTCTATAAATAGCTTTAAGTGGATCTTCTTGAGGTTCTGGTGGTGGGAATATTAAATCTTTAGTATCAATTAACCATTTCATTTCATCAACTAAAACAACATTTGATGATGAAAAAGACTCATCTCCTAATAATTCTTCTACTTGAGCATTTTCATTATAAAAATCACCATCTATAACTGATTCTTTATTTTGTGCTATTATTTGTTTTTTAATTAATGAGGTATCTGTTGGGGGAAATGATAATCTTAAATAATAATCCCCATATAATAATCCTGGAGGTGTAGTTAATATTTCTTCTAATTCTGCTTCACTTAATACTCCCTCAAGTTCAAAAGTTGTTGCATTTAAATTATCAGAAGTTATATTGGGATCTTTTTCTATACAATCATTTAAAACAACATCAAATTCATTTAACTTAGTAATTACTTCTCCAACATCATTACTAATTAATTCTAAAGCTTCTGGTATTGATTCTAAGGATGCTTCTTCTTTATCTATTAATGTTCCTAGATTATCTAGAGCATCAGCTAAGTTATTAGTTACAGATAATGGTAACCCAACACCTGGAGGTACAGATGATGGAATTGGTAATTGTTTTATTACAGTTTTTCCAGCCTTTAAAGCTTCAACAGCTATTTCAGATCCTTGTGCAACTTTATTTAATGTAGCTATTTTTTGGTTTATCTGATTTAAAGCACCATTTATTTGGTTTTTTTGTTGAACTAAGGATTCTAATTCTTTAGTTGTAGGACAACCTCCTTTAAACCTATCTATTAAAACATCTAATGTTTTATTAAATTGGAATGTTGTTCTAGTTATACTTTGAACTATCTTTGATATAAATCCTGCTAATGCCATTATAAAGTTCTTGTTGTTTTAGATTTATAAAATTCAATTGAAGTTAACATTGTTTGAGCTTGTAATCCTACTTTAGTTGCTGTTTGAGCTACTGCTATATTAGGTACAAAAGGAATTGGTGTACCTACAGTACCCAAAGCCGATGTTAAAGTAATTACATTAGTTAATAATTTTTGAAAATCTTTTAAAAATTTATCCCCTAATATTATAGGTTCAGTTGCATTTTTACTACCTAAATAAATTTCTTTAGTATTTACTGTAAATTTATTTTTTGAATCTATATTAACAGTATCTTGGGTATTTAAATTAATAGAAGTATTTGCACCTAGTAATATTGAATCATTTTTTGCATTAAAAACTAATCTTCCTGAATTAATTAATACCTGTTCTCCTGTAAATTCATTTAAATCTTCAGGTGGAGAATCATAGGATGAATAATTAACACTTGCTCCTTTTATAGGAATTTGTTGGTTAGAAGTTAAATATATTGATGATTTATCTGTGTTAATATTTTCTACTTGAGGTATCCAGGGATCATCATTTGTTTCAGTTTGACCATTTTTTATAATAGTAATAGGTTCACCATTAACACCATTATTAGACCAGGGATTTAATGGAATACTATCATTAACAGTACTACCAAATCTTATTGTATTTCCCCATCTTCCTTCTATTAAAACATCACCTTCATACGGTTGTAAATTTCTAATTCCTACTCTTTCTTGGAATGTTAAACCTAAATTAATATCATTAATAGATTCATCAGATTGAACTTCAACACCTGCTTCAGTACTTTCATAATTTTGAGCATTAGTAGAACTATTTGCTAATGTGTTAGGTAAAGCATTATGATGAACATTATTCCAAAGATTAACCGTTTGAAAATAATAGAATTGCTTACCAGCACTAACATTTTCTGCTACTGTTGGATCAGGCATTGATATTACATAAACAATTTCGTTTACTAAAGGTAAAAATGAAATATTAGAATATAGGGGCTTTGCAAAACTTAAAGATTCTAAAGTTTGATTTCCAGGATTATCAATTTCTTCATATAATATTCCTCCCATTCCAGCATACTCCCCATATTTTTTCCAATTAAGAGGATAATCATCCCCATTTAAGGAAACAAATTTTACTCTTACAGGAATTATTTCTTGTTGTTGTGGTGTAAAAGATGTAGAGGATTTTAGTGAATTTAAACCTGTTGGAATTTTAACCATTATTTTTGTTTTCTTTATTTATTCTTTCCAGTTTATCCATTTCAGCTAATAATTCTGCTTTTTCCTCTTCTGTTATTCCAAATTCACCTTCATCATTAGTATTATTAACAGCTCTTTGTATAATAGTAGCCATTTTTATCAGTTGTTCATCATTTTTAACTCCAATTTCTAAATATTCTTTTATTAATGGTACTATTAAAGTAGCATCACCTATTTCCTGGATTAGTGGTTTTAATTCACTTATTAAAGATGAAATTTGTTCTTTTTTCTTTGTTTGATTATCATATATCTCATGAAGAATATCAGAGAATTTTTTATCACCAAATATTATTGAATCTAGTTGTCCCATAATTTTTGATTATAAATATTAATTTTCTAAGTTTTAAGACGGAAAAAAACCTTTTTCATAATACACTAAGTATTTTTCTTTAAATACTTTATGCAGTTTATTTGCTATTTTTGTAATTTTAGGAGTTTTTACATCAATCATTTCTCTTATATAGATATAAAGGGCTTTTTTATTAAATACATCTATAGCATCCCTTTTTCTAAATAATTCTAAAATACAATCTGCTATTTGAGCATCATATTCTTTAGGAAAATAATTATAGATATTTTCAGTCATATATCTTACATATAAATCAATAAAAATAGATAATCTATCCCCTTCTTTATATCCTTTATTATATAATTCATCCCCAAAATTATTATCAGATTCAATAAATTTTTGAGATGTTTGTTCTAATTTAGGATTTAAAATAAAAAAAGTATTATCACCTACATCTAAATTTTGATGTTTAGTAATATCTCCCATGTCTACAGAATCAATTCTTTTTTTATAATTTTTCTGATTATAGATTATTAACCATCTTTTTACTATAGTTCCAAAATAAGAATATGCCTTAGCACCTTTTGAAGGATCAAATAAATGAATTTTATCTAAAAGAAATACCATAATTTCATGCTGTAGATCTTCTAAATTTTCTACCCCATCTGTGTAATAAAATTTAAAAGTATGAATTATATTTTCAGTTAGTTTATAAAAAGGATAATGGATTTCTTTTGAGTATATATTACTCTTAAATTTTTTATCTTTACTTAAATTATATTTAACAATAGCATCTTCAGTTTCTTGAGTAAAATAATTTCTTTTTTGTCTTTTCTTCTTTGCAGCTTTTATTATATTATCCATTTATCACAGTTATATATCTTTAGTTTTAAATCCATTTAGTAAATCTTGTATTGTCATAACTGTTTTAAAGAAAAAACCTATTTCATCATCGCTTTTAAATCTTCCTTGAGCGTCTAATTTTTTTAATCTCATATCCGATACTTCTATTGCCTTTGAAAGCTTATTCAAGTATTTCATATACTCTACTAAAATATCTTCTTGTTGTTCATTTTTTTTCATCAAATTAAAAGTAGTAAAACCTAATACTACTACTAATGCAGATAAAATTGATATTAATATTATTTCCATATTATAAATTGTCTAACATACTTTTTAATCCTGGGCTTGATATATTACCTAATGCTTTAGATTTAGTTGTTTTTTTATTTTTAATTGTAAAGTTATCTTTTGGTTTATCTTGATCTTTTTTAAATTTAGGTAACCATTCTCTTTCAAATTCAATTCTAGCTGCCATTAAATCTGCTTGATGTAAGATAAAAGGTAATGAAGTACGTGGTTTTTGCTCTGGCATGTAAGCTTTTAGATATTTTTCATTTGCAGAATCATATAAACCATCATGTGTTTGAATTGCTATCATTTCATTAAAAGAATATTTAATATTATGATGTTGAAGTAACCATAATCCTCTATCTGGAACTGATGAAAATGGAACTTCTTTATTAAACATATAATCTTCACCTAATTTTTCTCTTCTCCATTTATCAGTCTGAGGGATGTATGATGCTTGATCCATACTACCTATTTTACCTAAATCATGATTAATAGCAGAAAATACTAATTCTTCTATAGTAAATGTAGTAATATCTGCACCTTCCTCTTTCCATAATTCATATTGTTTAAGGGCACAACGAACTACTCTATTTACATGTTCAACATACCCTCCTGGAAAGGCATTATGGTATTCCTTTTTATGAGCTGCGGGCATTAAGATAATTCTTTCCTCAAACTTTTTATAAAAATTTAATAATAATTGTTTTCTTTCTCCTGTAATATGTGTTTCAATATTATTAAGAAATATCTCCCAATTGGATTGTATTTGTTCTGCTGATAAATTCATAACCTTTATTTAATTACATTGTTTCTTGTTCACGATCTATGAATGATTTTAGATCTTGAAGTATTTCTTTTGATTGATTAATTTCATTAGTAAACTCACTAGCATCTGCTCCTGGTCTACTTAGAATAAAAAGTAAAGTTTGTAATTTACCCTCTAGCTTCTCAATTAATCTAACACACGTTTCCTTATTTCTCATAATTTAATTATTTAGTATTATTCTATGTTCATATTTAATATCTTATCTTTTTATATCTCCTAATATCTCAATATCTCTTATATTAATATTTAATGTACCTTAATACCTTTATATTAATTTATAATCAAGATATATAAAATAATTGAGGAATCCAAGTTATTCTGAAAGACTATCAAGAATTTTTTGAAGGTGAGCACATCTTTCATATTCTTCTGTTTCTATAAAAAAAGAAATGCCTAATTTTAATGCTGTATCAAGATATTCATCAGCATATACCTTTATTCCTTTTACATGTTCTTTATTTGACATATCTATTTTCTTAATATAAGACCATGCTCTATTATATGTAACAAATTCACCAGCTTCTTTTACATCACCTAAATCTAATGCTTTATCTGATTTTTGGAAAAATTTAATTATTTTTTTGTTAAAGTTTATATGGTTTAATATTAATTTTTTATACATTCCTACCCAATATGTAGGTGTATTTTTAAAATCCATATAAGTAGTACCATTATCTACTCCATCAAAATTATCATCGGGTCCAAATAAATGAAATATGTTATCTAGATTTATCATATGTTATAAATATATTAAATTATAACTAAAAATCCAAATTATCCTGTAAAGGATCCTCCACCACCGGGCTTATACGACTTGCCCTGTTAAATGCCGTTTAGCTAGGGTACCTCTTAGGCAGCCATTGCTAGTTCAACTTGTTCGCCAGTTATGCGTATGATCTTCATTATATCCTTACTTTATGTCAAATACCTGTACATCCCCGTATTTTATTGTTTATATTTAGTGGAGATGGTGGGAATCGAACCCACGTCCAAAAAAGCAGCTAATATAACTATAAACGATCAAATATAAATATTATATATTCCAATCCTCCTCAGCAATTTGTAATGCTAATAAAGGAGTTATATTTTTATTTCCTTTCATTGTTAGTAAAGCATAATACACAACTTCAATTAATTTTTGTTGTTTATTTACTCTATCTAATATTTGAGATATTTCTATTATCTCATCACTTCCTACTTTATCTAAAAACTCTTCTTGAAATTTATCCATTTTATTATTATTTATATGGTAAATATACGAAAGCTTTCTTGGGGAACCAAATGTTTTCGCTATCATCTATTTAAATCAGCATCAAAAAAGAACATTTGCCACAATCTACCAGTTTCTATACTATGTCCAAAGTATCCCATTGAACTATGAATAGATTGTCCATCAAAAATTACCATTCTATTATAAACATTCCCAAATGTATCAACATCTTCATATAAAGTTCCATCTACAAAAGTTTGTTGTTGGGGAAAATAATCAAATATATTTTCACTTTGAGATGTGTGGTATATTTTAGATTTTTTATTTGCTACAACTTTAGTTCCTGTTTCAAAGGGTGCATTTGGTGTAAGAAAAATCATAGCAGCCCATTGTTGCTCATCAGCATGGTAAACTAAAGGTGGGACATCCCCACTACAAAAACCACTTTGGAATACTCCACAAATAGAATAAATATCAGCCCAATTAGTAATATTACAACCCATTGTTTCTTCAATTTTTTCTTTCACCCCATCAAATATAAATTGTTTTCTAGTTCTCCAACCAACTCCTCCATGACCTTTATCCCAATACATTTGCCCTAAAGCATAGTTTCTAACAGCATCAGGATCTTCATAAAAGTTATCAATTATCCATGCTCTTTTATTTGCTTTTTTATTTACTTTAAATTGATTAGTTTCAATTAATCCCCAATCTGATTCATTATTAGAATCTTTTGTATATATTTTTTCCATTATTTTTTATTTTTAATTAATTTAATATCTGCTCTTAATTTTTCAACTTTATAACCATATTTTTGAAATGCTCTTAAAACTTCATCAACACTTTCTTTTGAAGTAAGTCTATTATTTTCAAATAATATTTTATCTGGGAATAAAGACGGATTAAGAATACAATTTTTTATATAATCTAATAAAATTACACAATCATGTCCTTCTGTATCTAATTTAAGATATTTTACTTTTTCTATATTATATCTTTTGATTAATTCTTTTGTATTAATAATTTCAATATCTTGAGCTTCTAATATTGCTAATTCTTTTAGTCCCTTTAAATCAAAATTTATTCTTTCAGGTCTTTTTAATCCTTTAGTAGGTTTATTTTTATTTTTATTAATAGCAAAATTAAATCTTAAATGTGAAGGGTGGGGTTTAGAAATTGTATTACATCCACGTAACCAATTAGGGAAATTATATTTTTCAATATTTTCAGGTTTAACATAAAAAATTTTATCAATTTTATTATTATCAGATATACCTAAACATACTTTTTTGACATTTTTTTTATTAGGTAAATTATCTAAATATACTTGAATTGGTTCAATACTTAACCCTTTAGTATTATCATCTGCATTTTCTATTAATGTACCAAAATCAGAAGTTCCTATTTCTATAAAATCATATTCCATTTCTTAAAAACCTAAATATTTTTTTCTTATATAATCTAAATCCCATGAAGTATAAGAATTAGAATATTCTTTATTATTAAAAGGAAATTTATAGGGATATAATCCTCTCCAATGCTTCCCCCATTTTTTATTTAAATATTCGTAATTTTTTAAATCAACCTCATCTAATTTTTCTTTTATTTGAGGTTCTTCTTTAGATGTTTGTTGACCATTTTTTTCATAATTAACACAATCAGCTATTTCTTTTCCATGTAAATAAGTATTATCTAATCCCCTACAAATTTTTGGGTCTAAATTTAAAACTCTCATTATATAATCTGTATCTTCTCCATAAGCCGGATATAAATTTTCATCAAATAATCCTACAATTCTTACCCCCATTTCAGTTATAGCAAATAAATCATATGTACCTACATTATTCTCACCAGCTCTAGGATGAATCATACTTATTTCTTTATCTTGTGCCATATTTGAAAATTCTTCTAATAAACCTGGTGAAAATGCAACATCATGATTAGAAATTACCCAATATGGTTCCATTAAAAAGGATTTAATAATTAAATTCCAAGCTGCAGGGACTCCTAAATTAGAAGGTAAATGTGTTATATGTATATTTTTAATAAATTCATTAGATATATTTTTTAATTTATCCAATTCTTCATTAATCTCTCCTCTTCCATTATTATTAATTATAAATAAATTATCTACAGGATAATCAATTGATAACATTAATCTTTTGACCCAATGAACTCCATTTACTACAGGAACCCCAATAACGGGTATACTTTTTTTATCTTCCATCTCTTTCTATTTTTTTAGGCCAATATTCATCCCCATAATATGTGCAAATTTCATCACCAATATTTATATCTTTTTGAGCTATAAAGTTAAAATGGTAGGGAATTGAAGCATCAAACCACATTGCATTATAATCATCATCATGATTATATATACAACCAAATCCTAAGGGTAATACATGTTCAACACTATTAATTTTTGGATAATTAAATATATAATCATGTAAATTGTTACTAATAGGATCACCTACTTTTATACAATAACACGTTTCTATAATCTCTCCCTTTTTAATAAACTTATTAGTAAATACCCCGTATCCCTTTTTATCAGTCCATTTTACATATAAATTATTAGGTACTTTAAGCTCCATTTTCTTTAATTAAGTGTGAAAATCCTAAATTTTCAATAATTTCCTTTATTGATGTTTTATATCTTTCATTTAAATTATTATTAGGATTATTAATTAATTCTAAAAATAAATCTGTACTTTCTTGTGTTTTCCCTATATGCCATCCTGCAAAAGCTTTATAATATAAAAATGCAAAATACCCATCATATCTATTATAATATTTAAATTTTTTATCACTTAATATATTAGAAATTCCTATACAAGCATATGAATACATTGTAAAATACTTTTCTTCAGCAGATGCAATTCTATCCCCACAAAATTCTAACCATAAACACATAGCGTTATAAGCTTCTGGTCTATGTGGTGATTGTGACATTGCTTGGAATATTTGTCCTCTTTCAAATACAGGTCTTCTACCTACCTTAGCCATACAATCCCAAGAACACAATAAACTCTCATAAACTAAATCATCATTTTTAGACAATTCAGCACATCTTAAGTAGTATGATAAAGCTGATGCATATTGTCCTATATCAAAATAACTACATGCTAATTCAAAATTACATATATCTTCTCTAGGATTAAGAACATATTTATTTAAATTTTCTTCTAATTTATAATTTCTCATATTCTATTTTTTCTAATATTATTTTTGGCATTTTAAGTATGTATGCTGCATTATCTTGAAAACCAAAGGTAATTAATAAATCATCTCCTACCTCAGTTAATCCACAATTAAATTCAATCATAGCATCCATAAATTTAAACTGTTTAGATACTTTAACTATATTCCAATCTTTATCATAAAATACAAATCTATGATGATAATGGGCATCTTTTTCATTTCCAACAGGATGATATGGGAAAAAACATTCATGTGTAATACATAATCTATAATCACCAAAAGGTATTACTTGTGATCCTCCCCTTAAATCTCCTGTTTTTAATTTTGTATTAGATATTTTTTCACTCCAATCTTTTTTTACTACAGGTTCACAATTTTTATTTTCACAATCAACTTTAACTAATTCTACAGGATCAGCATGTCTAAGAAAATGGTAGGGCATATCTAAAACTGGCATCCAATTTTTTTCAAGATATCCTTCTTTTTCGGGAACCTCTATCCTATCTCTTGTAACTTCAACAAATCCCTCATCACCCAATTCAACCTCACACATTTCCATCCTTCCAGTTCCAATTTCATCTATATCTCTTCTTACACCACAGGTATATAGTTTATTATCCCATCTAAATAGTCTTACATCTTCTTGTCCTATAAAATCCCAAAGCGGGGGTTTATCATATTTAGTAGTATTAATTTTACTTAATCGAGTTATATTCAAATCCTCATCTAAATGACATAAATAATTAACTGTTTCTAAGAATTGAAAATCTTCAGGATTCATATATTGCATGCACCCCCACATACCCCAATATTTTTGCCCAAACTCAACATGATGCATAACATATCCTACATGCCTTATATTAACTAATAATCCTTCTTTTTCATCATTATAGATAGTAGCATTGCATAATCCTGTTCCTCCTGTAAGTTTACTAGGGATTATTAAAGGTTTTATACTACCCCCATGTTTTAAAGATAATCTAACTAAATTAGTTTCTTTTGGATATAACTTTTTCCAACTCATATATTAATTTTTTATTTATTTTATGTTATTATGTGACATTCACATTATATATATTATATAACGCATAAAAACCGCAAACTACGCGGTTAAATGCGCATATATTAACAATAATCTAAGGCTAATTCAAATAATTCTTTATTAATTTTCATATCTTGTTTGAAATTTTTAATTTCTCTTGCTTTACGAGGTTTACCTCCCATTCTATATTCAAAATCACCTTCAATGAGTTTTTCTTGAACTACATTAAATACACTCCAAAGATCCTTTCCTGTATCTTCTTTTCTAACTGGTTCAATAAATGAATTCCAATCGATTTCAATTCTATTAACTTCTTTTTCTGTAAATCTAGTATTAATAGCTTCTTTAGCAAATGCAAGAATTTGTTCTTGTTCTAATTCTTTTGCTTTCATTTGATTCATTGACTCAACTGTTAATGGTAATTTTTCTACCATTTCTTTAATTAATACTTGTAAATCTTCAAATGTATAACCCATATGACGCATTTTAACATCTTCAAATTGAGTATCTGCAATTACTAATCCATTTTCACAAACTAATCTATAAAGACCTGCTTGAAAAGTAAATGCATTTTTACCATCATGAGAATTTGTTAATAATATTTGTGGAAAAACTGTATCACCATCTTTACCATTTATAACAACATCATCATTTCTGAATATTAATAAATGTTTTTGGAAACCTTTAGTTGATTTTTTTCTAGCTTTAACTTCTTTAGCTTCAATTGGTTTCCAACCTAATAATTCCATATCATCAATAACTCTTTCTGTTGGAATGTGAGTATATTTAGATGATACATCTTCACTTGGCTTTTCAGAGAATACTGATGGAGCTAAACTTCTAATATTTGCTTTACTTAAATACTTTGCTGTTTGTAATTGTTTTTCATTTAACATAACCTTGATTTTTATTTAATATTAATTTAATTGTTTTGTAACTCATTTACGGGGTAAATATACGAAAGGTCTCCTGGGTAGCCAAGTTTTTTGGTGGAAGTCTTTAATTATTTTTTAAAAACCCTTATAATATTTTAAGCATCATTTGACTCAATGACTAAATAAATACCCCCAGTTCCACTAACATTTAAAGTATTAGGTGGAATAACATTTAGAGGGGATAATTGGAATGATGAAGTAACTTGAGAAATAACTACACTATTTATATAATTTGAAGATACATACCCATTTAAATTAATTCCAGAACTAGTTATTGAAGAACCCGATAAAGATCCAGTAAATCCAAAACTCCCAGTAGAAAAACTACCACTAAAACTACCACTAAAATTTCCATTACTATTTGGTTGTACCCCTATATTAAAATATGCAGAACCATTAGAAGCATTTGGGTGATATATAGTAAATAAATAAGGACTTTGAGGTGAATTATTTTGTAATTGTGAACCTATTAAACTTCCAGGTCCATTTAGTTGTGTGGAAGAAAAGTTAAGAGTAAGTGGCATAATTTTTATTATAAATATTATCAAACTCATAAAGCCGTCTAAAAACTCTTCCTCTTAGCATATCCACATACCTAGATACGTATATACCTCATACCACATGAAAAATTTGTAAAAAAAAGAGATTGGGGTTTTGGAATTTTCCACACCCTTACCCATATAGGGAAATTAATGTGTAAATTGGGTTTATTATAATGCTAGGGTAAAAACTACCACCATAATGATTACATACACGGCTGATGAGATATCAATTTTATTTTCTGTCTCCATGATCATAGATATTGAATTAATGGATTAAGGGTCTGGATATAATATTACTTTGATATGACTAAATTATTACGAAATTGGTCTACAAAAGTTTTCCAAGGAGGTGATATGATTATTCCAGCGACGGTGAAGTGGTGTACGGTGAAGATTGATGGTACATCCCAAATATCCATATATACTCTCACTAATTATCCCATCAAGTAAAATAATTGAATAAACCGGGGATGGAAATATAAGTATATACAATCGATGGGGTAGGTACGTTTACGATCTCTTAAGTGGTCCACATCCTTTCTACCACATATCCACGCCATATGGACATCCGCGCACGGTGGGTATTATTATGTAGTACGGCGGCGGTACGCACGCCAAATGTAAGTATGTAGTAGGTATGACGGTGAAGATAATATCATATTCAGTTATCGATACGGTGAAGATAATTATGTACAGGGTACTACCCCATAACACATAAGGTGCTACGTAAGTAGCTATTAGGTATAAAATAATGTATAAGGGGGTACGGCTATTATGTCTACCGTAGTATCATTCCCGGCGGCTGACTATATCACCACAATTGCTGACACGTAAATATACGAACCCTCCTCGGCCCATCCACGCCCTCCCGCCATTCCTTATCGATACCTTGCGGTTCACAACTCATCACAAATAAATTTTTGTGAAGGGTTTGTTCACAAGTATATACTTTTTAGTTGAGGTAAGGTTTGGCTGCGCGTCAAATAGGGGCTAGCACCCCATCACTTTTAGGTCACATAACCCCATTACTCATTGTCATATACAATCATGATTTATTATTTCGTTGTCATATTTGATAGGTATTTGTCCTACTTTGGCGTTTAGAAATTAAGCCCACAACGAACTCCACGTAGCTACCCGTTTTATCCAGTCTATTATTTAATTAATTTATAAGCTCATCGCTATCATCGCTAATAGCCATCGCATAAATAATACACCCACATCCAATAATTGTCCAGTTCAAAATTAGTGAAATTATACCAACAATCATCCATCTAAACCACTTATCTTTTATTATCTCCATTTTTTATTTTATCAATTATCCACTCGGGGAAGGCCCACTTCTTAGCTATTCTATGTACCTTTATTCCCCAATACTCAAGTGAAAGTATTTTAGTTAAACACGGCTCACATATAATGTACTTGTCGGGTCCTTCCTTCTTCACCGTAATCTCTACCCACGCTGAAGCCATATCATCACATACAACACACTTTCTCCTCCACTTAACTTCCTTAATTCGCCTCATATACCCCATTCATTCCACCACTCATCATCATCATCTTCATAGATGTCTTCCAATCTCGTTTCTTTACGCTTCTCATCCCACTCTTCCATCCACAATACAAAATAAAATGTTCCTACTATAAGTGCTACTATGCCTATTACTGCTAAAATTGTTATCATAACCTTATTCAATTTAATTAATAACTGTATATACGTAGTAAATCAATGCAATATGTAGAAAAGAGCTTGAAGCTTTATTTTACTCCTACTATTGCTTTCAATCTTTTTTCCTCTACTTTTAATCTTGCTTGCTCTTTTTTTACTACTTTTAACCTAATTTGTGCTACAAACTTTCTATCCATTGCTTTATTTTTTAGAACTAATCCAACTATTTACATTAAAATGTCTATTTGATATTACCCTTTGATTATAAAATTCTATATCATCCTTAAATACAGTACTTATTAATTGCATAACATCACTATTTAAATAAGTATCACTCCTATGGGCCTTATTCTTATGAGGAAGTTGAGCTTCCTTAGGTAATCCTAACTTATTTTTGATAAATTCTAATTCTCCATTTAAATCATCAAATAAACCTATATAATCAACTTCATCATCAATCCATCCTAATTGAGAAAAATCACCAACTTTAATATTTCCCGTATTACTCACAATTCCGGTTTGATTTAACCAATATTTCCCCATAGAATAACATCTCATAAAATGATCTACTGTTATTTCACCTTTAATTGGGGGAGGTAATTGATAATTATAATCTTCTAATAAAATTCTTACTGGATATGTTTTGTCAAATTTGCTAGTACTTAAACGATGTAAATAATAAGATTTAAACCAGTCATATGGGTTTCTTATAAATGTAAATTTAAAATATTCATTATATATTTTATCACCTACCCTAGATCGAATTTCAGATGCAGTCATATGTCCATAGGGAGGTTCATTACCATTTATTTTTAATGATGATTCTCTAGCATCTGGGTCTAAATTATAGAATAAGTTATTAAATGAGGAACCGCCTGTCTTAGGTATATTAATTATTATACACTTATATTTATGAGATAATATCATTTTTGATTTTTATTCTTTATCTTAATAAAAGCTTTATCCATTCTATCTGCTACCTCCATATGTGGATATTTTTTAGCTAATTTTCTAGATTCTTTCATAACTTCATTATATATTCCTAATGCACGTGCTTCGTATAATATGTCTTCTGTATTTGCCATTATAAATTTAATTGTATTTTTTTTCTATACTCTAAATAATCCCATTCACTAAACATTGTATTAGGATTATAATCTTTTTGTCCTTTATACCACTCTTTATTTGGTTTTGTTCTCAAATAATCTTCTAATTGACCGTGAATTTTATTATCAATGTAATCAGGTTCTGCCCTAAACCAATCGGCACAAAATTCTCTATAACCATCATCTGTTTGTCTACTACTAAAAAATGGTCCTACACCATAACATTCCTCAAACCATAAAGCTTTATAATTGTTTAAATAAAACAATACATTAAGTATTGATTGGTCATGACGATGTTCTATAAAACCATCTAATTGTTTGTCATTACCTAAATTATCATTAGTAAATAAATAATTGTTTTTAGTTATTAACTCTAACCACAATTTAATAATATCTATACTTTCTTTACATTTACGAACAGCTATCATTCCACTTTCACTGTGTGATGAATTTAAAAATGCTTCATTACTTTCTAAATTAAATTCTTTAAGGAGTGATAATTTTACAAACTTTTGTTGTGTATAACCACCACCAGGTCCTCCTGCATTTCCTTCTCCATTTATTAAAATAGGTTGTTTATTTAATTTATCTAAATATTCACTTAATTTATTTTCTCTATGAGGTAATATTCTAGATCCTGCATCTGTATAGAATAAATAATCTCCGTTATTCATATACATTAATTGATTTAATATAATATAAGGTTTCCATATCCAATAACCAAAACCTCTTGGATTATTATTAAAAAAATCTTTGTGTTGGTTTATAAAACCTTCAATTGTAGAGGGTGTGTATGCTACTACATCATCAAACCATCCTGTTTCTTTAGCTTCATTACAAACTCTATTTAGTTGATTTTTAAATTTTCCATTACCAAAACTAATAAAGTATTTCTTCATTATAATAATCCTTTATCTTTACATTCATTTAAAAAATCATTTGGGTACATTTGTATTTTACCTGTATATCTTGGATTTTTTATTGATTTTAACTGTATATTAACTTTACATTTAGCTGCTTCATATGCTATTCTTTGTCCTAATTCACCACCAGCAGCATGACCTAAGTAATCATATAATGACAAATAATCTCCTGTGTATGATTTAATTTTACTTTTCATAACTTACATATATTAATTCTTTATCATACTTATGCATTTTCTTAGGATTCTTACCTTTAGCAATTTGATGTGTTTCTCTTAAACGTGCTAATTCCGAATCTACTTTAGTTAGTGATGGAATATTTCTAACTGAAATAGTGTTTTTAATGCCAAGTTTTGCTTCTGTTTTATCATCTTTGATAATTGGTGCTTTATCAATATGTACTGTTAATCTATAACCCATGTTTTTTATTTTAATATACGAACTTTATTTTACTTATCCAAACTATTTTTTACATCATCATACCACATTTCCATCTTGTCAATATCATAATCAACATTATCATTATCATCAACTACTATTTTTAACATACCATAAGGATCACCCTCTTTAGTAGTAAGTTGTCTATATTTTTGGTATACTATTTCATCTTTTTCATGGCAACTATTACATATAATTCCTCTACCTACTGTACTAGTTGCTTGTTCATATGTTAAAACATCTTTTAATATTTTTTCATCAATTTTTCCATCAACATTATCATACCAAAATTGACCATATATTTTATCCCACTCTCTAATTAAAACTTCATATTTCTCAATTAAAGGAGACATTGCTGTATAACATTCTTTATTAGTGGTTTCAGCACCACACCAATCACATTTATTCATAATATTTAATCTAATAATATTTTATATGCTTCTAAATTATTTTCTCTAAACCAATCTAAACCATGTTTAAATCGTTTAATACCTTCCTCAGGTATATTACTAGGCATCATTTCAAACACTAACTGACTACCAACTATAAAATCATACATCGATAGCTCCTCAGCTGTTAATTCAAATTCCTCACCTGAAAATGGGTTTCTAACTACATCACCCTTATCATATACTGTTCCATCAAACCAATCTGGAAGTTTATTTATAGATCCCATACGCTGTGTTTTCTTTTACGTCTATGATATTCATACCATATACTTTTAATTAATTTTATCATTTGTTAAATAAATATTTCATTACTGGTAAAGATTCTTCAAATATGTTCCTAATAATTAAAGGATTTATTTCATTTATATATTTTAAATTAACCCACCAATCTTCAAAAGGTAAACCTAATTCTTTTGATATATTCCCAGCTATTAAAACATATCCTTTAGACTCTAAAAATTTCCTTGATTTTATTCTCCATTCAGATTCTACATAAGCATCATGTTCATAAGTTATAACTTTAAAATCAACTGTGTCAAATGGTAGGCGTTCTAAACATTCATAAGTACCCCCAGGTGGATCAATATCAACCTGTAGATAATCAATTATATTATTGTCTATAATATTATCCCAATCACAAGTTATAGCATTAGTTAATAATAAAGGTTGATCTCTATCTTTATACCATTTTTCTGTCCAATATTTATTAAAACCGCTTACTGTAAATGTCTGGTTATCACAAGTAATGGAAGTATAACCGCCATCCATCCAATCATAATCTATAGATAAACCGGTCCATCCAAACTCTTTTTCTAGTAAATATGTATTATTCCCACTTACAGCATCAGCAGCACCAATTTCTAAATATGTTCCTCCTTTTTTTCCATCTAAACATTGTAATACAAAAATATCTTGAAATACTTCTGAATAATTTGTTTCAATTTTATCACTACCTTTAAATGGAACTAATAAATCTTTTAAATCGTGTCTTAATAACATATTATATTTTAATTATTTAACAAATATTTTTTTATATGAGATAAATTACCAACATTATCCATTATTTTAAAAAGTTCTGTATAGTCAAATTCTATTAAAGAAAATCTACCTCTTCCTAAAAGATCTGATGGAGATGTTTTAGGGTTAAAATTAATTATTTGTTCTTTTGTACTATTACTTCTTAATTGTTTTCTTACTTGTTCTGGTTCTAGATGCCAAGAATGTGAATTTAATTTATGTAATCTTTCTTTAGAATTACCCATCCATGATAAATGCCATCCTAATTTTATATCTTCAAACCAAGATATTTTATAAGGAAAGGAATCAATATGTCCCCCAATTCCGCATTCAGGTCTTACTTTTGAAGGTTTATGCAATTCCCAAAATGATCCTTTTGCTATAAAGGGTACCCTACAGAAATCTGGTTTAATACCATCTATAGATAAAACATAATTAACTTGGTATTGTAAATTGTAAGTATTATTAAGTAATAAAGTATCAGGATTAGCATTTACAAAATCAATATGTTTTTGGAGGTATTGGGGATGATATAATTCATCGATATCTGCTATAATAAGTACATCATCTTCATTACAATGTTTTGTTAAAAAACTTCTACACTTATTTTCAATGGCATTAGGATCACTTATATTATCTATAGATGTTAAATCAACTTCAACTAATTTAATTTTAGGATCATCATTAAACCCAAGAGTTTTTAAATATTCTTTACATACCATAGATTTTGGATCTCCCCTAAAGGTACGATTACCCTCAACTATAGTAAATCTATCAATATGATTATATAAAACCTTTAATCTTAATTCTAAAAGTTCTAATTCACCATTAAATAAAAAACTGTCTATAACCATTATTCTTTTTTATCTTTTTTATTTTCATCCCAATCCCAATCAAAATCATCAGGTAATATTTCAGAATGATATAAATCATAAATAACCCATACCCATCCTATTATAAAAAATGATATTACTGCTATTAACATTTATTCTCCTTTATTTACATAACTATACCACCAAATAGCAATTAGTGCTAATACAACAACAGACCCAAACACATACAATAAAAACCAAGGACTGCTATAATCTGTTAAAAATGCTGGGGCTACCATAACTGATAACCATAATAAAAATACCCAACCAGTATTAGTCTCTAATTTTTTTTCAACTTTAACAGTTAATTCTTTATTGATTAATCTATTTAAAGCAGTCTGCATATCCCTTCCGTATACAGGTTGTTTATGAATAGTACCATCTTTCTCACCTATTGTAACTAAATATTTATAATAACCTTTATAGGTTTTACTTTCACCTAGTAACTTACAAAATAATGCTCTACGCTTATCATATTTTTTCTTAGCCATTTTGAGTATCCTTAATTATATTATCCATCCCTTCAATAGTAACACCTTCAGGAAATACTGATTCAAATACTTCTCTACTTGTTTGTTTATATCTTTTTAGGATGAAATTTACTTTTTTTCTTCTAATAACATACTCATCATATGTTTCGTTTTCACCCCTAGCAGGATTCATATTTAAATTATTAAATAATGGTTTAAAATCTTTATTCGTCATAACTATCTTTTTTTAATTTATTGTAAATTGATTTTTGTTTTTGCTCTCTTAATTTAGTTGATTTCTTAATATGATGTTTTTTTTCTCTTAATTGTTGTAATACTTTGGTGTTTCTAAATTTTTTTTTAAAACGTTTTAATGCTCTATCAATTTTTTCATTTTTACCTACTTTTATTACTAACATATATTATTTTTTAATCCACATTTTTGATTTACCCTCTAATGATTCTTCATACTTAAATCCTTCACTAATTAAATAATTAGCTACTGAATCCATATTTACTTCTTCTCTAACTACTATTTCTTTAGTTATTACTTTAGGGGTTATTTCTAAATCATCCATAATCAAATCTTCATTATCAATATCTATTTTGATTATATCATCCATCTTAACATAAACATAACCTTCAACTATTTGTTTAGCACAGTTATCCCAAATACAATTTGTAACTTTATTACCTAATTTCATAATTTATTTTTTAATTTTACTAATTCACTACATTTTTCATAATCTTCCTCTTCAACATAATATTCTATCATGCCATCTAAAACTTCTATTTTAGTTGTATTCGATAAAAATTCCTGTGAGGGATCAACTAATAAGGGCACATCAATGTCTTGATCAAATAATTCTTTCATTGTAATATTACCCATTAATATATTAAAAGTATTTTCATTAGCCAACCTAACTAATTCTTCATCTGTAATCTCATTTTGGAGATTGTTATTAAAAAAGTTTTCAAAATTTTCCATATGTTATAAATATTCTATTATTTCTGCTTCTTGTATTATCTCACAAAAGAAAAATACGTTATCATTTTGTAATACATGATCATAACCCATTTCATCTCTATACATTTGTACCCAATCAAATTTTATTTGGTTATTTTGTGTAAACATATGTTTAGATATTTCATTTTTAACAATGTAACCTATATCATTTACATATTTTATGTAATGTACTCCTATCATTTCCAAAATACTTGAATTAAAACTAAAGTTGTTGCTAATACTAAACTTACTATTACTTTAGGTGTAATACCTTCACCTAAATAGTAATTAGTTAATATTGTAAAGGAAATAATACCTAAAGCAAAACCCAATAACCTACCAGGCCAAAGTAAATCATCAAATGCTATAAAAGCCCATTTAGTAGCATAAATATAACCTAAACTAATTGGTATACCAAATAAACTTAATATAAAAGGATTATTCTTACACCATTCAGATATAAACTGACCATTTGTTTGAAACCAAACTGCTGTTTGAGTTACAAAAAATATTAATACTGTATATAATAATGCTTTACTCATATTAAAAATATCTCCAAGTTAATCTAAATATACCTAAATAAAGGTTAAATTCAGTCCAATCATCTTCAGCAATATCATTTTTACCGTAATATGATGCACCTATTAAAAAACTATCTCCTGTTGTTACTATTTGAAAATCCATATTATTCTAATTCTAATTCTAAGTTAATATTATTGAATTCTGGGTCTTCAGTTTCCATTAGTTCTTCATCTGTTGGTTCATAATCATCCAACTCATCAAATTCATTTTCCCATTTAGCTTCTTCGGCAGCAACTTTTGCTTCAATTTCTTCTTGCTTACTTTTATCTATTTTCCAAGCTATAGGAGCTAATAAACCTGCATTTTCAATTACAGACCATATTCTTTCTTTCCATAAATCCATTTTTACCCCATCAATTACACAATAATAACCTTTATGTGTTGTAATATCACCTAATCTATCTAAAAATGATCTAGTTAAAATATCTAATTTACCCCCAATTTCGAAATTTTTACCATAATCTTCACAACCATTAGTGTTTGCTTCAAACATCTCTTTAATTTCAACCCACTCATTTGTGAGTACTAATTTTTTTATCTTTGCCATATAACTTTTATTTTTTAATTCTAATAAATTCACCCTCATATGATACCATTCTTCCTAATATTGGATGAATAATACTACTAGCATCATTAATATTTTCTCTTTGATGTTTTTTCAAACTATCTAATTTTGATAAATTTATAAATAATTTATCATTAACTAATTTACTATTATTTGTATTTACTCTAATTTTCGACATAACCTTTATTTTAATTATTATTATTTTACTGTAAACCTAATATTGATCCTAAAACTATTATTAAATAAAATGATGCAAACATTAAAAACACTGTTGCACTTTCTAGCAACATTTCTTTTGGATTTGACTTACACTCACTTATAAATTCTTTAACTAATTCTAACATAATATTGGTTTTAATTCTTAACTCATTTACGGGGTAAATATACGAAGGGAATCTGGTTTCTCCAAATCCCCTCGCAATTACCTTTTACATATTTAATGGGGCTTCAAATAACCAATTAACTTTATTTTTACTATCTAAATTAAAGTATAATTTATTACCATTACCACCTCTACGATTTTTACTAAAATGTAAGTAACGACCTTCTTCATCAAACTTTAAATGACCCATTGCTGTTGTCATGTGTTTAATTTTATTTGATCCAACGAACATACCACTTTTAGTAACTTGTTGAATAACTAAAAATGTTGTATTTATATTATCCTCATTATTACCCTGATTATGTTCATCTAATAATTGAAGAATTCTATTTGTATTTGATTTAACTGAACCACCAAATTGCTCAACATAACTATCTGAAATTTCAGCAAGTGAATCAATTAAAACACAATCATAACCTTCTTTTAATGCTGTTCTTAATACAACATCAGGATTAACTTCAGCATAATCACCCATAAATAGAATATCTAATTTACCAAATTTTGGAAATCTACGAACATATCCTACCATATCAATTGCATTCATTTCACCTGAAATAAATAAACACTTTTTACCGTTATTTTGAAGATCAGCAAGGACATCTAATAATACTGTTGTTTTACCAACACCAGGATCACCTGTAACTACAATATTAGTTCCGGGCATTACACCTTTATCTGAACTAAAAAACTCATCAACCTTAGTTTTAGTACGCATTGGCTTAAATAAACCTTTACTAAAACTTAAGTTATTCATTTTAACTGTTTTAATACTCATTACTTTTCTTGGACGACCTCTTTTTACTGTGTTTGACATATAACCTTTATTTAATTTAATTGTTTGTAACTCATTTACAGGGTAAATATACGAAAGATATCTCAGGAAACCAAATATCTTCGCATAAATCTTTTACATACTTTCGTAATACCATTCATTATCTAATGCAGCTGAGCATTCTATTGTGCAATCATCTTCAACATCATTTTCTATTCTCCATTCTAATAATGTTTTTCCACCATAAAGTTTTAACATAATTTCTTCAATTGCTGAAGCAAAATTATTTCTTTCATAATATTCATCAAATGTAATAAGTGCATTTTTTTCATTAACTGCAGAAAATAATACTGTATCTTCATTTGATAATCTTTGATAAATTTCTTTGTGATTGTTTTTTAAATTCATAACCTTTATTTTAATTTTGTTTTCCGGCTCTGCGCCTTATTTACGTTGTAAATATACGAAGGCTCCTTCAGGTATCCAAATATTTACACATAAGATTTTCCTATTTCTTCAATAATATCTCTTGCCTCATCAATATCTATTTGAAAAAATTCTCTTTGATTACTGATTCTGTATTCATGTAATCTTTCATGAACATCTTTTTCTAAATCAATACCATTCCAACAGTTATAAGCAAATTCTACTTCATAGGGTAAAGCTACTCCTGTTGAAGTTGATAATTGTCTTGCTCTTTCCTCTGGGGTGTTTCTAGTATATCCTATTTTAAGTATTCCGGGTTGTGTTGGATTAGATAACACATAAACCCAACTATCATATTCATCATTTCTTTCTGTGTGAGAATATTTTTTTCTACTAGTATAATATACTACATCTTCCCATTCAGGATCTTTTTTAGATGGCTTAAATGTAAAATATGATGCATCACTAACATTTTTAGCTTCAAAATATTTAGAGGCTTCTTCAATTGATAATTTTTGTAACATAACTTTTATTTTTAATTAATTTTATTTTAAAATTCCTTTACCTAATATTAAAGGTGATTCATCTTTATTTATTTTAATACGAAAACAATTATCAAATTCTTCAACTATTAATTCTTTATTTTTGTATGATTTATAGTTGTTGTAAACGTATTCTATGA